GTAGACATTTGTCGATTGTGGATAATTTCTCCATTCCCAGGAGTACGGGCGTGACATACAAAGCAGTAGGTATGTCCATCTGAATACTCAGACTTCGCATCACTACTGCCACAGTTCTCACATGCTGTATGTCGAACAAATTCGCTCTCTATATGAGCCATTCCATTGGTATGTTGTGCCAAGAGGTCCAAGGTATATCTTGCTTCTCGCACCACTTGGCGTAAGTAGTTTTAGATTTCTTAGAGATAGTATTGAATGGTGCTTGAAAGACCATCCTGATATCTAAGTCTGGATTCTGTTCTTTAACAGCTTTCATCTTCCTTCTATCCGCTGCGTCCCAGTACCCTTTGGTCTCTAGGTAGATACCATTGGGTAACAGGAAATCTGGCGAATAATGATGCATGATTTGGTATGGAACCCTTGTTGGTTCATACTCATAATCAATTCCTAGTTCACATAGAAGATCAGATACCTTCTCTTCAAGTTGTGACTTGAACATTAGAAGTCATCTTCTACCGATGCAGGTGTGCCAGGTGCTTCCTCTACGTTAGGTTCACCAGCCTTAAAGCCATTTGTTTTACCAAACAACTCAGCTACACCAGCTTGATCTAGGTCTCCTGTATCAATACCAGCTCCACCTTTAATGGTCACCAGCTGTACCCCAGAGAGCTTCAGAGACGTACCGTATGAGATACCATCTCGTAATAGGTAAGGCTTTTGAATGAAGCCTAGCTTTACAGTAGACCCAGCATACACAGGAGTATTAGTGTCACTAATTGGAGTACCTTCAGTGTCGACCACTGGGGGTCTTTTATCTTCTGACCATGAGAACTTAATGATGTATTTTCCATCGGAGACCTCCTCCCAAGGCTCAGGTTTTAGAGAGCTACGCTTAGGGTTCTTGAGCTTAGACTCAGCCCACTTAAGACACTCAACTCTCTCTTCTTCTAACTTATCAATCAAGTCTTGACCAACTACAGCTCTCAAGCTATAGCCATACTGACTCGGCTTCATTACAGCTTGATATCCCTCTAGTACTACGGGTTCAGCTGTGACGTGGATGTTTCTCATTAACAAAAAAAGTAAGTGGATTCAATTACGGATTCTGGTTTCAAGTCTCCTATAATCGGTGGTTCAGATTCAGCTCCTATCTGGTTAGCGAAATCTGTTAGGTAATCATGCTCTGCGAACAGGTGCATGTATTTTTCTCGGACAATTCTGGATAGCTCGCTCATGTCTGTAGCTCTACATAAGACACTATCGTGTATGAGAGCTATAGGGTGATTAAAGTCTAGAGCTGAGAGGCATAGAAGACTGGCATCTAGAGAGTGAATGAGGTTGGGAGCTGTAGCAGCTTTGTGTCTAGCTACGTCCACATCCTCACTGTCTCCTACTGGTACTCGCATATTGCACTGACCTAAGACTTGTAGAGTTATCCTTTCCATCTCAGCCTTATATAAACTTTGCTTAACAACAAAACCTGACGGGGTTTCCCATTCAAGTTCTTTCTCTCCTCTCTTTAAAGCTTCTCTAACCTTATCTTCTATCCATTTCATTACTGCCATAGGTCCAGGCACAATAGTGTGCATAGAATCTCTGACAGCTTGGACAATTAATGTTAGTGAATCTTTATCTACATCAATACCTTTTTCTTTTAAAGCTTCTTTAATGTACGATCTATTTGAAAAAGGTTTTGCATTGTAGGGTATCGTCATTACTGTACGCTTTGTACATTTACGATCCCAGTGAGCAGCTACGTTATCAGGTATATTTGGCTTAGAAGTTTCAGCTATTACTTTATAGGCATCTTGTGGCTTATCTGATGGTAATACATTAACTAGTTGAGCTGTTGATTTATCTTTAGCGAGACCTGCGAGTATCTGTAGACCACTACATGTAGCGTCTATAGCTATAGGTAATCCTGTGCTAATTCGATCTCTCTTAATTACACAGTGGTACATCTCCTCACATGCAGCTAAGAATTGCCAAGGTTCCTCAGCTCCCTCCCAATCAGGAAGATTGCCTATTGGATCAGTAGCAACTCTTTCTATTAACCATTCATTTTCATATGTCCAAGCAAGACGATCATCAAGAGTTTCTTTATCCAGTCCATAACATGTACTGACTTGAAAACGAATCCATCGCTCTGCCTCATCATCCATGAAGGATTCATCAGCAAATCTAATCAGACTCTTTTCCCAGTCAGTTGATTGAACTGTTAAGAAAGCAGGTATCGGATAAACACGACCCCGATAATCAAAACTCCAGGGGATATAGAACTTTTCTTTATTCTTAAAGCGATCTACTGTCTCCATTACCATACGAGTACGGCAAGACTTTCTAAATTCTTGAGCTTGTAAGTCGTTCCGTTCAGTCTCTTCTCTCCTGTATTTCTTTCTAGCTTCTATATTCTCAGCTATATCTACAGGTTTAACTGGGTGAGGGTGTTCGGTTATAGGTTTAAATTTACCTACTTCTCTACCACTTTTCTCCAGTATTTCTGATACTTCTACGATGAATGGGTTCAGGGTGTAAGCAACTTTTTGAATCTTGTTTAAGAAAGCAATCGGTCTTTCTCCCTGTATATGTGACGAACCGCTCTTTCTTACCATCTCATGACCTTTCATTATCTCGTTAAGCAAGTAACCACCTGGCTTTTCAGTTGTCCAGTCGTTCGGCTCGATCAGCATTGGCCAAGCTAAGGGACAGAACAATTCAGCGTTATACATGACTTGATCTTTGACAGTCATGAATAGCTCAGTAGGAACTATGTAATTACCTTTTCCTCTTACAGGTACCTTCTCAAACCAGCCACTGACCTCACATACACAGCTCAACAACCAACCTCCTAGCTTGACTCGGTTAGCTTTTCCCCATGATTGCCATTGGATTACTTCATAACGATTCATTAATGTCTGAATCTTTTTGATCTTGTACTCAGTACCAGTGGATTTATGCCAGTAGTTCTCCTTTAATACGTTCAATAAACCTGGAGCTTCTTTCTCGTAATGCCTCATTTGACATTCTTGCTCAACTCCAGTTCCTATGGCATCACATACATTTGTTAAATGATTACTGTTCTCTCTAACAGAAAAGACTTTATCAATTGTTATTTTGCTTGTTATGGCTGCAGCTGCTAATGGTTCAATATCAGATAGGTATTGTTTAATTTCCTTAAAAGATTTACCAACGCATCCTTCATGAATACGATTATTTGTTTCCTTAATTTTATCAACAACTAACGGTAATAAGGTATCAATTGTTGTTATCCCATAGACAGAAGCTGAAGCATATTCTTTCTCTTCTAACCTCTTAGTATTCTCTCTAAGTCTTTTTAATCCTTGAGCAATTGCATCACGTTCATGGTTAATTTGCTCATCAATTTGAGCTGGTGTAGGCATAAATTAAAGTCATCAGATTGAGTACGGGTATTTTTGGTATCTCTATCCACCTTGGTATATCTACGTTTTCCCTAAAAAATAAATAGCACCAGCTGGTTTAGCTGATGCTGTACATTAAAGTTCGATTGTGAAGTGCTCAGATTTTAAGTCTGGTGCGTCTACCAATTCCGCCACACTCCCAGTCATACCAAGGGATCTCAGCGTTCCCAACATACCGATCCTAATACATGTACACGTCCGTGTAAATATAATGTATCAAGATCGGCACTGTTAGATTCACTAGATTCTTGTAGCCAGTTCTTTGAATTCAGGTGAAGCTGGCATGGACTTCACATAATCTTCAGCCACTAAATGTAAATAACCTCTGGTAGTTTCGATTGAACTGTGACCCATAAGGTAACGAGTTCTTTCTAGGCAATTACCATCTCTTAGTGACCACGTGCAGAATGAATGCCTTAAACAATAAGGTGTTCTTCTTTCTCCACGTTCATCAAATTCGTAACGTAAATCATTACGGATCTTCTCAAAGATACGCAGGTGTTGATCACGTCCTCGCTTGTCATGATCCATCCAATCATCACCAAAGAGGTAATAATCGTTGCTTCCTTCTACATCATCAATACGACGTTTAAGGATTGGAATCATAAGAGCTGCGTTACCTATCAAGGGTATTTCCCTCTTTCTAACTGCTCTCTTTAAATTGAAATCTTTACGATTACCAATATCAAGAACAGGTATAGGTCCATCGAATTTGACATCGCTTGCTTTGAGTTGAACAAACTCATGCCAAGGTACACCTGTTGTTGCAGTGAGAAGAATAGTCTCAGCACAATTCAGGTACATTTGACCAGCTTCTTTAGACAAGCGTTTACCCCATTCATACATGTGGATCACTTGGTCTTTAGTAAAGAGAGGTTTATCAACCTTCTGTACTTCAAGCTGTTCAAATGAATACTTACGCTTTGTGTAATTAAAAGAAGTATGTTCAGTGGGTATTGCAACGCGATTATTTAAAATGCAATAGTTTAGAGCAATAGCTACGTTATTAACGCAGAGATTTACTGTTCTATTACTTGCATCTTGTTGTTCACGTAAAGCAGTCTTGACGATATTCATCGTCTCTTGACTAATGTCCTTGATCTTGTAGCCATGTCCATGAATACTCATGAACTTGTCTGCATGATGACGACATGTCTTGTACTGTTTATGTGATGGTTGCCAAGTATCTTTGTACTTGAATGTGTAATCAAATACAGCTCCTATTGTTCGGAACTTTTCTGTTGCCATAGGGTGTTTTTAATAGAGTCAACAAATAGCTCACCTTTTTTCGTAAGCTTTAGTATCAACCTCCTTTTCTTACTCTCTGGAC